CCAAGAGGTCCATCAATATGATTTTTTTCTACAACTTTACCAGCAACTTTAGCGGCAGTATCTACAAGTTGATTGATGGTTACCATTTCTTCAGAACCAATATTTACAGGTCCAATAAATTCAGAATCCATCATTCGACGTGTTGCTTCGATGCATTCGTCAATGTACAAGAATGAACGAGTTTGTAGACCATCTCCCCAAACTTCAATAGTTCCACCTTCTTCAGAAAGATATGCTACTTTACGGCAGATTGCTGCTGGTGCCTTTTCTCTTCCTCCTTCCCAAGTTCCCTCTGGTCCAAAGATATTGTGATACCTAGCAACCCGAACAGGGATCCCATAATTACGATGATAAGCGAAAAACAACCGCTCTGAGAACAGTTTCTCCCAACCATATTCAGAATCTGGGTTAGCTGGGTATGCTGATTCTTCACGGCAATCAGGATTATCGGGATCTAGTTGATTATGCTCTGGATACATGCAGGCAGAGCTAGAATAAAAGATTTTTGTTTTGTTGACTCCTTTAAAATCATTCAATTGCCTTTGTGCTTCAAGAACATTCAGATTGATAGTAGAGGAATTATGCATAATATCTGCATCATTCTCACCACTAAATACAAATCCTGCTCCACCCATATCAGCAGCAAACTGATAAATCTCATCAAAGGTATCAATATACTTTGAAGGGACAAAGTTATAGAAATTTCTATAAGGACCTTTATATTGAAGAACCCTCTCAACAAAAGTTGGATTCCTCAGGTCTCCCTGAATGAACTCATGGGATTCAGTTTCAGAGAACTCTGGATACTTAAGATCAACTCCACGCACCCAATATCCTTCAGAACGAAGTCTCTTTACCATATGACTTCCAATGAAACCACCGGCACCAAGTACAAGTGCCGTTTTCTTATATTCAATCATAGATTACGTTAAACTCTTATTATATATTATACTAAAAAAGATGGATTTATACAACCCACCCCAATAACTCAGTCTCACCACTTATTTTTTTATCCAAAAATAAGAAACTAGGTGAGGTTTACCTATCCACACTAGTTGGTACATTTAATACGGGTCATTTGACTCCACCAGTATAAGTTTTAAGTCATTCCAGGACTTGTATAAAGTTGAATTAACTTTGATATTTCAGAAGTACCAAAGAAAGCACATAAAAATAATACATCCCAAAGCTTAAGTTTAATAGCAAAAGGAATTGTGAGTAATCCTCCAATAACTTTTATCATCAAACCATATTTAAAATCTCCCCATAACATAGTTTGATAACCAATCATGAGGAGAATATTTCCAATTCAACGAAGAAGATCCGATTTATGCATAATTGGATTCTCGTAATTAGTGCTGTTAAAGTCCATCCGTGACTATTTACTCATGCAACTTCAACTGATTCAAGGTCTTGGTATACATATTCCATAAGCATTTCATAGTCGTCCAAAGGATCACCAGAAAATACTACACCTTCACTTTCGTAGTAACGACGAACCTTTTTATAAAGTTTTGGATTCTTTACATCAAGGTAGAAATCACCATTTGCTGCACCACGAAGGGTTTGAACGTCTTTCTTGAATTTTGCTGTGAGAGTCATTGTTTTGAATGTTGACCTTAGTATTATAAGGGATTGACTTTGAGAAGTCAAGATGGACAGTTCAAGAACCTTCTTCGTGGTCAGTGTATATATGCACCAATTCATCCCCTAATGTTGATTCTATTGTATACTTAATAGTTTCGTTATATGGAACTATCACTGCATTTTTTGCACCATCAGCAATAATAAATGATTCACCATTTTCTACTCTATTCATCAGAGTATCAAAATTTGATTGAAATTCTTCGACTGTAAATTTTTGGAGATCTGAAAGTTCTGGATACATTTTCATAAAGTAAGATTTTATGAGTCGGGCATAAAGGATTTGAACCTTTGACCTTTCCGCCCCAAACGGAACGCGCTACCAAACTGCGCTAATGCCCGATGTTCTTATTTTGATGTACAATCATTATACCCATTGCAGGTCCAAGTGTCAAGAGGCAACCAATAACAAACAATGACCATTGATGAGTTAAAAGATATTCTACAATTTTTATCATACAACAGAAACTGTTAATGTTCCACCTTTAGACCAAACAAAAGCAGTCCTTGATGTATAATCATAAATCAAACTCCATTTTCTTGGGTTTAAAGTATAAGTAGCACTCATTTGCGACCATGTTTCATTATTAGAAATTACATCAAGATAAAATTGATGACTCCATATATCTAAACTTCTTCCAGATGAAGGATATTGACCAGGAGTTGCTGAATTAGACCTCCAAGTTACATAACTATCTGCGTTAGGATTTGATGAATCACTAGAAAATCCATTAATAACATTAGTAGTAAGACCACCAGTTGTAACAGTAAAATTACCTGAAGTATTGGTGGGACAATTAATTGCAAATCCCCTAAAACTCTTTATTGGTGTTGCATCATCAGCAGAAAAATTTACACTCCAAGCAAATCCTTCAGCGGGAGAAGACACAGATAAAGTTATAGTTCTTGTTGCCATAATATTTCAATTAATTTATTTTGTTTATTTATAATAAGAGTGAGTAAGTCCCCAGAAAATAAAAAAACCAATAATACTAAAAGTAATTATAGCGTTATATATTGTTTTAGACATTTTTTCAATTTAATGTGATTTTCATCCAAGAAAATAGTGGAGGAATAACTCCAACTAATCTCAAAAGTCCTTCAGCAAATAAAGCAAGAACCACCCAACCGACGCACATACTAATGATAGAAGCATTACGGTTGTGTCGTCGTATTGCTGCATCGATCATCTCCTGCACTTCTGTACGACTCACAAATTCATCATAAGAATCCATCATTTTTCATCGCCAAGAAACTTTGCAAGAGGATCTCTTCTTGTTTTAACAATTTCAACTGCTCTTTTATAGAACATATTATCAGTGTTCCCAGAGGATTCAAAAGTCTCCTTGATCTTCACCCAATTATTATAGGTGTGTTGATCCATTTTTTTCTATTCATAGTACTACTATATACTAATCACAGAATTTTAAACGTCATCTAAATGTCAGTGTTTTGTAACACTACTATACAGAAACCGAAAGAAAGTATTAAATTTGTATTCCATGTAACGGAAAGGGTGGGATTCGAACCCACGGTGCTACTAACACGCTTGTTTTCAAGACAAGTTCCTTAAACCACTCGGACACCTTTCCAAATTAAGTCCTTAGCGGACTTCAAAATCAAGTCGTCTTACTTTACGTTGACGACGTGCTTCTTGCCAAGCAATATCTTGAGAAGTAAGCACACTTTTATTTTGATTTTCTTTTAAAGAGTTTAGCATAACAATTCGAGATAAGTCAAGTGCTGAAATCTTGTCTCCACGAATTGTTGCCATATTGGGACAACCACACGTTACTGTTTTTGATGGGTGCCCTATTAATTCTTTATTACAATCTTTGCATCTTATTGACAACATTATTTTAAACCCTATTCATTCTCATCAATATAATTTATTTATTATGGGCAATATCGGATTCGAACCAATGACTTACTGCTTGTAAGGCAGCCACTCTACCGCTGAGTTAATCGCCCTTGATGAGTAGTGAGTGCCCACTACTCGCGGAAGACACTCTCCGCAACGAGCGGGGGTGATCAAGTCCCCGACCTAAGAAAACTTAGGATTTAGAGGAAGATCCAGACATTTCCAGACCTTCCTACTCCCCCTCCTGGATTCGAACCAGGGACCCTACGATTAACAGTCGTTTGCGCTACCGCTGCGCCAAGAGGGAATAAGAACCTTAAGGTTCAGAGCGGAATACCGGATTCGAACCGGTGACATCCAACTTGGAAGGATGGCGTTCTACCACTGAACTAATTCCGCAGTTGAGACAATCATAAACTATTTAAGTTTGATTGTCAAGTGCTCCAGAGAAGATTTGAACTTCCACGCTTTTTAAGGCGGCGGATTCTAAGTCCGCTGTGTCTACCGTTCCACCACTGAAGCAATTGGAGGCGGGGGGTGGAGTTGAACCACCTACCTGAAGCTTATGAGACTTCTGTGCAACCGTTACACTTCCCCACGATGATGGATTAAGTGTGATACACCTCATAAGGATGTAACAGTGACTTAACCTCTATCCTTTTATATAGTAACAAACTCAGAAGAATTTGTCAAGCATTGGGATAGGGACTTGAACCCTAACTAAAAGTTTTGGAGACTCTCGTGCTACCAATTACACCATCCCAATAAAATTGGTTATAACCAATACCGAAGGTGGGATTCGAACCCACAACATCCTGATTTTGAGTCAGGCACCTCTACCAGTTGGATTACTTCGGCAAGTAGGAGTAGGGAGACTTGAACTCCCACGGGATTGCTCCCAGCAGATTTTAAGTCTGATGTGTCTACCGATTCCACCATACTCCCATAAGGTAATCTTTGATTACCAAGTGCTCCTTGCGTGGATCGAACACGCCTCAGGCGAATTATGAGTTCGCTGCATTCACCAGATTGCTAAAGGAGCAAGGTAGGACTGCAGAGAATTGAACTCTGTTCACACCGTTATAAGCAGTGGGCCTTAACCAATAGGCGACAGTCCCTTAACCCTTGACTAAATCATCATAAGGCATCTGACC